TCTTTTGTAACGGGTGGCAAAGGAGTTGATAAGAAAGTAGCTAAAATAAAAAAAGAAACGGTTGAAAAAATAGAAAAAAACCCTGCGGAATATATAGAAGAAGGTTTTGATTATAGTTATTACGATCTCTCTTTACCAATAGAATAGTGTAACATGATTAAACCTAAGAAACTAACTACCACTATACCCCCTAAATCAGGCCCACAACCACAAGGCTTGAATATTAACTATAATACTGTTAAAAAGGTACGAACGGAGAAAATAAATGGCAGAGATAGACAAGTCGTTACCAAACGAAGCTAAACCCTTATCACTTGAAGAAGAAGGTCAAGAAGAACTAGAGATCGTTCAACCTGGAGAACAAATTGAATCAGGTGAAACTGAAATTACTGAGAATGAAGATGGATCGATTGATATTAATTTTGATCCTTCTGCTATGGTGGCTGAAGAAAGCAATGACCACTATGCAAACTTAGCTGACTTTATTGATGACACCGTTTTAGGAAGACTAGGATCAGAGCTTTATCAAAATTATCAAGATTATAAAAATTCAAGAAAAGATTGGGAGACCGCATACAAACAAGGACTAGACTTGCTTGGGTTTAAGTATGAACAACGTACTTTACCTTTCCAAGGTGCGTCAGGTGCAACTCACCCTGTGTTAGCAGAAGCTGTGACTCAGTTTCAAGCTTTGGCGTACAAAGAATTATTACCTGCAGATGGACCGGTACGAACACAAATACTAGGAAGTCCAACTCCAGAAAAAGAACAACAATCAAAACGTGTTAAAGATTTCATGAACTATCAACTCATGGATCAGATGAAAGAATATGAGCCAGAATTTGATACCATGTTATTTCATTTACCATTAGCAGGTTCTGCTTTTAAAAAAGTTTATTATGATGAGATTGAAGGAAGAGCCGTTTCTAAATTTGTCCCTGCAGATGATTTAGTAGTTCCCTATTCTGCAAATTCATTAGATGATGCAGAAGCAATTGTACACACGATTAAAGTTTCCGAAAATGAATTACGCAAACAACAAGTCGCTGGTTTCTATCGAGACATAGAATTACAACCAGGAGACAATAAAGAAACCGATATTGAAAAAAAAGAACGAGAGTTAGAAGGACTAAGCAAATCATCTTATGATGATGTGTTTACTTTATTAGAATACCATGTGAATTTAGATTTAGAAGGTTTTGAAGATACCAATCCTACGACAGGAGAACCTACTGGAATTAAATTACCTTACATTGTAACGATTGAGGAAAACTCTAGAGAAGTTTTATCCATCAAACGAAATTATGAAATTGGCGATCCTAAAAAAACAAAGATACAATATTTTGTACACTTTAAATTTTTACCAGGGTTAGGATTTTATGGTTTCGGTCTGATCCACATGATTGGTGGACTGTCTAGAACAGCGACCGCAGCTTTAAGACAGTTGTTGGACGCGGGAACGCTTTCTAACCTGCCAGCTGGATTCAAGCAACGAGGAATAAGAATTAGAGATGACGCACAGTCAATTCAACCAGGAGAATTTAGAGATGTAGATGCTCCCGGTGGAAATATCAGAGATTCTTTTATGATGCTTCCTTTTAAAGAACCTTCACAAACGTTGTTAGGTCTTATGGGTGTCGTTGTTCAAGCTGGTCAGCGCTTCGCTTCAATAGCTGACATGCAAGTGGGAGATGGGAATCAACAAGCGGCCGTGGGAACGACAGTTGCGCTGTTGGAAAGAGGAAGCAGAACGATGTCTGCCATCCATAAAAGAATTTACGCAGCACTAAAACAAGAATTCAAATTATTAGCTAGAGTATTTAAATTATATCTACCTCAAGAATATCCTTACGACGTAGTCGGAGGAGAAAAGACAATTAAACAAACAGACTTTGATGACAGAGTAGATATCCTGCCAGTTGCAGATCCAAATATTTTCTCTCAAACACAGCGTATTTCCCTTGCGCAAACAGAATTGCAATTGGCAGCATCCAATCCACAAATTCATAATCAATATGAAGTATACCGAAATATGTATGAAGCATTAGGTGTTAAAGATATTGATAAAATACTTATTCGACCACAACCCCCACAACCAAAGGACCCAGCATTGGAACATATTGACTCTCTTGCTGGGACACCATTCCAAGCGTTTCCTGGACAAGATCACCGAGCCCATATGACTGCGCATTTAAATTTTATGGCAACCAATATGGCAAGAAATGCTCCGGTAGTCATGGCAGCATTAGAGAAAAATATTTTTGAACATATTTCTTTGATGGCACAAGAACAAGTAGAAATAGAATTCCAAAATGAAATGCAACAATTACAACAAATGCAAATGGCAGCTCAACAAAATCCACAAGTAGCTCAACAAATGCAAATTCAAACAAGAATGTTGTCAGAAAAAATTGAATCGAGAAAAGCTGTATTGATTGCAGAAGCTATGGAAGAGTTTATGAAGGAAGAACAAAAAATTACTTCTCAATTTGACAATGATCCGATTGCAAAACTAAAAGCAAGAGAGTTAGATCTACAAGCGCAAGAAAATGAGCGTAAGAAAAAAGCAGATCAAGACAGAGTGAACATCGATAAGATGAAAGCTATGATGAATCAAATGACGGATCAACAAAAACTGGATCAAAATGAAGAATTAGCAAAATTAAGAGCTAATACGTCGTTAGAAAAAACAGTTTTATCGGCGCAATTAAAAAATAGGAACCCACAATAATGAAAAAAATGAGCAAAGGTCAGAAAAAAGTAGGAAAAGTCATAAGAGAGTTTAAAAAAGGCAAATTACATAGTGGAAAATCTGGAAAAATAGTAAAAAATCCAAAACAAGCTATTGCAATTGCTCTATCAGAAGCTAAAATGAGTAAAAAAGGAAAAAATAAATGAAAAAATACAAAAAATCAAAAAGCAAAGATTCTAAAATAGAAACTTGTGGACATGTTGTGCCTGTTGAGATGACAAAACCAAATGAATCTCAAAAAGTTACTGTTAAAGGAACTGGTAAAGCTAGAAAACAGACTGCTACTTGGTACTAAGTTATGTTTCCATGGAGTTTATTAGGCTCTGGAATCAAGGCCGCAGCAGAAATCTATTCTAATAAGAAAAAATCTGAAATCGCTATGTCAGAAGCAGCATTGATGCATGCTGAAAAGATGAAGCGTGGTGAAATTGAGTACACAGGTAAAGTATTTGAAAATCAAAAAAACGATTGGAAAGACGAATTCATACTTTTGACCATTTCAAGCCCTCTGTTTTTATTGGGATATTCTGTTTTTGCAGAAGACGATAAAATGCAAGCTAAAATTGATTTATATTTTCAAAAATTACAAGAGATGCCTTGGTGGGTGGTTGGCCTTTGGGTTTCAGTTGTGGCTGCCGTGTATGGACTTAAAGCAACAGATGTGATAAACATGAACAAAAAATAAATAGGAATTATAATATGTTTAAAAAAATAAAACGAAAACTTTGTGAATTAGTTTGTAAAGTATTTGGTATTACACAATGTTTGTGTAATCACGAATGTAACTGTAAAAAGGAGAAAAAATAATGAAGAAAAAAATCCCAGCAGGTAAAAAAGGAAAAGGCATTAGAATGCTAAAAAAGAAAGCACCAGAAGTTGCAAAACGAATGGGCTATAAAAAAGGGAGTAAATACTAATGCAAAAAGGTTATCATAAAACAAAAAAAGGAACCATGGCTAAAAAAGGTCTTTGGTATAACATTCAACAAAAGAAAAAAAGAATCGCTGCCGGATCAGGTGAGAAGATGAGAAAACCTGGAACGAAAGGCGCTCCAACTTCTAAGGCCATTAAGAAATCACAAGGTAAAAAGTAATGGTAAAAGGACTAAAGAAAGTATTTAAAGGTTTAAAAAAAGCATCTAAGACACATGCTCAACAAGCTAAGATAGTCAAAAAACACATTAAGAAAATGGAAAAAAAATAATGGCTAGAACAGCAGCATGGCAAAGAAAAGAAGGCAAATCTAAATCCGGTGGTTTAAACCGAAAAGGTGTTGCTTCTTATCGTGCAGCAAATCCTGGTTCAAAATTAAAGATGGCGGTTACTACCAAACCATCTAAATTAAAAAAAGGTTCTAAAGCTGCCAATCGTAGAAAGAGTTTCTGCGCCCGCATGAGCGGAATGAAAAAGAGACTTACATCAGCAAAAACTGCTAATGACCCAAATTCTAGGATTAATAAAAGTCTTAGAAAATGGAATTGCTAATGGACGCTGTAGAATTTTTAACTAAATTAAGAAAAAGAATCCGAGACTCATACCAACAAGTAGGAGACAACATGATCTCCGGTGGTGTTGACAATATGGAAAAATATAAGTACATGTTAGGTCAGGCGCATGCCTACCAATATATAGATCAGGAAATCTCTAACCTGCTAAACCCAAAGGAGCAAAAAAATGGAAGACCAGAAAGCGACGAAAACGTCGTTAAATTCGAATCAAGAAATACCGAAGATTAAAAGCGGACTACTTGATAAATATAAAGAAGAACCAAAAGTAAAAGAAGCTAAACGATTAGATCCAGAAAACATTCAAGGAGTCGTAGATGATTTACCGGAACCATCTGGATGGAGATTATTAGTTTTACCTTTTACGCCCAAAGAAAAAACATCAGGCGGAATTATTATTGCCCAAGAATCTTTAGATAAAGCAAGAATCGCAACTAACTGCGGTTATGTATTAAAGATGGGTCCACTCGCTTATAAAGACGAGAAAAAATTTGAAACAGGACCTTGGTGCAAAAAAGGAGATTGGGTGATCTTTGCAAGATATGCTGGATCACGTTTACCAATAGAAGGCGGAGAGATCCGTATTCTCAACGACGACGAAGTTTTAGGAACGATTAAAGATCCTGAAGCTGTGTTGCATTACATTTAACATAGGAGGAAACTATGCAAGAAGAAAAAGACGTACCTATGGTGGATATTGATACTTCTGGTCCTGGAGCCGACATCGAATTAAAAGATGACGCGCCTCAACAAGAACAGGAACAAGAAGTAAAAGAAACACCAGAAGTAAAAGACGAAGACACCAGCGCCTCGCCACAAGTAGCGAGCGACGAGAAGCAGGAAGCTAAAGAAGCAGTGCCTGCAGAACAGAAAGACGAATTAGAAACATACAGTAAAGATGTACAAAGACGAATTGCTAAACTAACTAAAA